CCGTGGCAGATGTGGCTGTATTACCGGGCGTTGGAAAAACGTAGGGACGGAACGGGTTTCAGGTTCCGGAATCTGATTATTTTGGTGGCGCGGCAGAACGGGAAAACGAAGTGGGGGATGGGGCTGGGGTTGTGGCGGCTGTTTATGGACAAGCGTGGGCGGAGCTCCGCGCAGTGGCCGGCGGCGAAGTTGGCGGTGGTGGCGGCGCAGAACTTGGATTATGCGGAGACCACGTTGAAGGAGATCGTCGACGAGATCCGTGATCATCCTTTGTTGGCGCCGGAGCTTTTGAATCACAAGGTGACTAACGGGAAGCACCGCGCGATTTTGAGTTATCGGCGGTTGTGGCGGGCGGCGACGGCCAATAAGAAGGGCGCCCGGTCGTTGTCGGTGGATTTCGCGTGGCTCGACGAGCTGCGCACGCACACCACCCCGGACGCGTGGAATGCGGTCACCCCGACCACCAACGTGCGGATCTGCTCGCAGGTGCTCGCCACCAGCAATGCGGGGGAGAACACCAGCATCAAGCTGAAAGAGCTGCGCACCACCGCGGTCCGCAAGATCACCCTGGGTGACACGCTCGACACGCAGACCGGGTTCTTCGAGTGGTCGGTGCCCGACGACGTGGACCCCCGCGAGGACAAGTTCTGGTATTTGGCGAACCCGGCGCTGGGGCTGCTCAACGAGTTCTGCCTGGACGATCTGCGGGCGCATTTCGAGAACATGGAAGCCGACGACATGGCCGGCTTCCGCACCGAATATCTGTGCCAGTGGGTGGATTCGCTGACCCCGGGCATCATCCCCGCCCAGGCGTGGGCCGACACCCTCGACAAGGAATCCGCGCGGGCCGATGACCAGCCGTGGTATGCGTGCGTGGACGTGTCCTATCACCGCACCCGCTCCTATGTGGCGGTGGCCGGGCTGCGCGGCGACGGCAAGACCCACATCGAGGTGCTGGGCCCGACCCCGGGAAACGGGAAAGGCACCGACTGGGTGGCGCCGTACATGGCCCGGCATAAGGATCGTTTCGCCGGGGTGTGCGTGCAAAAAAGTGGGGCGCCGGCGTCGTCGCTGATCGACGATCTGCGCGCTGTCGGGGTGGACGTCATCGAATGGGGTGCACCGGTGGCGACGCTGGCGTCGGCGGCGGCCAGCTTTTATGACGGGCTGGTCGGCGGCGCGATTCGGCATCGTCCCGCTGACGTGTTGGATCGGGCGGCCGCGTCCACACCGGCGCGCACTATCGGGGACGCCTGGTTTTTTGATCGCCGCAAGTCGCCGGTGGACGCCGCCCCGCTGGTGGCGTGCTGCGGGGCGGTGTGGCTGCTGAACAATCCGCCGCCGGCGGCGGGTGATCCGACGGTGTGGGAGTGGCCCGACGACGACACCATCAACGAGTGGCGGAAGGAAGCCGATGACCGATTCAACGAGTGACAATGTGATCCGGCTGGGTGGCGGCGGCCTGTTGTATGAGGATGCCCGCAATCAGGCCGCCGATAATGCGCGGGAGATCATCGAGGAGGCGCGCCGCGCCGAGATGATGGCCCCGGACCCGCCGGCGTGGGCCGATAAACCCGAACCGGAACCCGAGAAGAAGCCGGAGAAGCCGGCGATGACGCTCGGCAAGATCGAGGCGCCGAAGCAACCGAAGCCGCCGTTCGACCGGCGCGAGGCCGTGTCGACCGCGTTGGAGCTGGCCGGTATCGGGCTGCTGGTCACCACCGGCTTTTTGATCACCGTGTGGTTGGGCACCTTAATTGCCGGTCTAGCTCTGGTGGTGCTCGGCGTGGCGACCAGCAGAAACATCGGTGGCTGAGGGAAACTGCGCGCGTGAACACCAGACTTCGCGGAGGAATTTCATCGCGGGGGTGGCCGCGTTGAGTATCCTCGCCCGATTCGTCAATGTCCGCGGCGGCGGCGGTCTCGACCTGGAGAAACGCGCGCTGACCAGCTCCGCTTTCGTCCCGCCCCCGCAGGTCGGGGTGATCGACGACTACCTGGGTGTGCGCAGGGCGATGGCCTGTATGACGGTGCTGGCGTGTGTGCGGGTGCTCGGCGACACCATCGCCAGCCTGCCGTGGAAGGCGTACCGCCGCGACGCGAAGGGTGTGCCCAAGGAGGTCAAGCCGCAGCCGGCGCTGCTGAATGCGCCGTTCCCCGGCTTCGACCTGTTTCAGTGGAAGTGGATGGTGATCGCGTCGATGGCGTTGCGCGGCAACAGCTATCACCTGATCACCAGCCGCGACCGGTTGGGCTACCCGACCAGCTTGTTGCCGTTGCATCCCGATGTGGTGTTCCTGGAGCGGCGCCCTGATCTGCTGCTGTGGTTCGAGCCGATCTACCGGATCATGGGTGAACAGGTGCCCCGTCAGGACATGATCCACATGCGCCGGTTCACCCTGCCCGGCGACCCGTGGGGGCTCAGCCCCATCAAGCAGGCCGCCGTCGCCATCGGCATGTCGTTGGGCGCCGAGGAGTACGGCTACCGCTACTTCAAAGAGTCGGCCAACCCGTCCGGGTTGTTGACCACCGAGCAGGATCTGGACGAGGCCGCGGTCACCCGGCAGCAGAAGAACTGGATCGCCTCCCACGGTGGGCGGCGGCTGCCGGCGGTGCTGACGAGCGGGTTCAAGTGGCAGAACCTGACGATCACGCCGGAGGAATCGCAGTTTCTGGCGACGCGCGGTTTTCAGCGCAGCGAGATTTGCATCATGTACGGCGTTCCCCTGGTGTTGTTGGGCGAGACGGAGAAGGCCACCGCGTGGGGTACAGGTATCGCCCAATTGCAGCAGGGCGCAGTGACTTTCACGTTCCGGGCGTGGACGTCGTGTGTGGAGTCGATGATCTCGGGGTGCCTGCCGCGCGGGCAGTTTGTGCGGTTCGACTACGACGCGCTGCTCAAAGGTGACATCGAGGCCCGCTACAAGGCGTACGGGCAGGCGTTGGGGTCGCAGACGGCAAACCCGTGGATGCTCGCCAACGAGGTCCGCGCGCAAGAAGAGATGGACCCCGTCGACGGCGGCGACCAGCTCTACATCTCCAACCGGATGATGCCCGCCGGCTTCCCACCCGCCGCGAACAACCCACCCGCGCCGCCGTCGGGGCCCGGTACCTTCCCGATGCCGCCGCTGGGCGGCGGCGAGGACAGCACCGACGACGATCAGCGGATGGACGCCGACGCCGAACGCGAAGATTTCCGATACACCGGCGCGCCGCGCAATGGCCGCGACCTTCTGATGCAACCCTGATACGGAGGTAGCACGATGACGATCACCCTGGAAGAGCGCCGGATGCGGGAGAAGATCCTCGACATCCGCGAAACCCGGCGGATGGCGTCCCCGCTGGAGATGCGCACCGACGGCGTGACCGGGCACATCATCCTGGAGGGCTACGCGTCGACGTTCCACGCCTACGACGTGCACGGCGGCCCGCGCGGCGGCGGCTGGGTGGAGCAGTTTCATCAGCGCGCCTTCGACCAAAGCCTGCGCGGCAGCCCCGACGTGATGCTGCTGATCAATCACACCGACATGCCGCTGGCGCGCACCGCGCACGGCAACCACCCGGGCACCATGACGCTGCGCGTCGACGACCACGGCCTGCTGGTGCGCGCCGAGCTGGACCCGACCGACCCCGACGTGCAGCGCCTGCTGCCCAAGATGCGCAGAGGCGACATGGATGAGATGAGCTTCGCGTTCCATGTCCGCGCCCAGGACTGGTCGAGCGATTACACGCACCGCATGATCACCGAGGTCGACCTGCGCAAAGGAGACGTGAGCGTCTTGAATTATGGAATGAATCCAAACACGGCGGCGATGGTGTCCACGGCCGTCGACACCCTGGCGTCGCTGTCCAACAAAGAGCTGGTGGAGGTCCGCAAGATGGATCGGGGCCAGCTGGTCGCCGCCATGCAAGCGCTGTCGGCCGCGGTCCGCCCGGGTACCCGCGCCAAGACCCCCAAGAAGTACGCCGACGTGGAAAACTTCGCCGACCCCGGCTATCTCGATAATGAGGGCAAGCCGGCCAAGGAAGGTAACGGCAAGAAACGCTATCCGCTCAACTCAGCCGCGAGGGTGCGTAACGCAGCCGCCCGCTTCGCGCAGAACAAGGGCCGCTACAGCGCCGCGCAGCAGTCGGCGATCATGGGCAAGATCCGCTCCGCCGCCAAACGGTTCGGGGTGACCATCAGCGACGGCGACTCCAAGAGCGCCAAGTTCTGGTCCGAAGGCAACAGCGGGGCCGGCGCCCGGGCGTTCAGCCAACCCTACGTGTGGCAGCCCGACGTGAAAGCCAGCACCGGGCAGGATCAGCCCTACGACAAGGGCTCCCCGTCGGCCTACGACGACACGCTGGGCGGCCGCCCCGACGTGACACCCGGCGCCAACGTGGCGGGTGTCGCCGTCAAAAGCGGCTACGACGCGCACGACCAACCGTACGGGCCCAAACAGCTCTACGCCCTGTACCTGCTCGCCAACGACGAGGTATGTCCCAGCGGGGACATGTGCCCCGGCGAGCAGTGCCCCGACCACGGCACCGAACAGGACGCGATGGACGGTGTCGACGAGTGCGTTCGCGGCGACTTCGGCGGCAAGCAGGCCAAACCGTTCAAGAAGGGCGGCGGCCGCCAAGGCGACGACGACCAGGACGACGACGACGGTGATGACAAGCGCAGCGACTCCGACCACACCGAGGACGAAGACGACATCGACATGCCGATGGACCCCGACTACGAGGGCGATCACGAGGGCAGCGATGACGACATGGGCGACATGATGGACGACGACGAGCACATGGAGCCCATCGACCTGGCGCTGGCCGCCGCCTTGGAGAAGACCATCGCCACGTGCTACGAGATGGCCGAAACCGCCGGCGACCACGACATCCGCACAATGCTGGCCCGGGCCCGCCGCCAGGTCCGCGACCTGCAGCACATCCCCGGCAAGGAGATCGACATCAGCCGCAAGCTCGAGGAGCTGCGCTCCGAGTTCGGCGACCCTGACACCATCACCGTGTCCGAAGGGCTGCGCGCCATCGCCAAAGCCGGGTTCGCCGACGTCATGAAACCACGAACCAGGGCGTCGTGACTGAGCCGGTTGTCGCGTTCACCCCTGGCGGCGGGGTGATGATCACGCTGCCCGAGATGATTGAGGCCGAACAGGAAGCCGACGATGAGCGACTACAGCCCCGAGGAGATCCAGCGGATTCTGGCTGAGGCCCGCGAAGAGAAGCTCGGCTATCTGCGCGGCAAAGGCTGGACCGACGCCCAGATCGCCGCCTACTTCGCCGGCAGACGCGGTGTCGGCTGGCTGCCGCCGTACTGGAAATACCCGCCCTTCGACAAGTGGGCAGCCGAAACCACCGGCGCTCGGTCGATCTTGCTGTTGCGTAGCGGCGTGTCGCGGCGCTGACCACGGAAAACCTGCCCTTACCATCTGCGTCAGGCCACGTGCCCGGTCGGCCACCGGGTTCGGGCCAGTAGCTCCCGCGATGCACGGCGACGAACCCCCCATCGCAGCGGACCGGTGACGAGCCATCTGCCCAGTTCGAGCCACGCCCCCACCTTTCTACGCCCGAAAACCGGGCCCACACCAAAAGGAAGTCACCGAAAATGACTGACCAATTGGAGAACCGCGCCGACGTGATGGTGCCCGCCGCCGGAGGACTCGAGGACTTCCTCGACCAACTCCTCAAGCGCCGCGAATCCACCGCCGAAAAACGCGCCCGCTCCCAACAAAAAGCCGAAGCGGTACTGCTGCTCGCTCGTGAGCAAGGCCGCGAAAAACTGGAACCCGAAGAGGACTCCGAATACCGCCGCTACATGGGCGACATGCGCACCGAAGGCGCCGAAGTCATCGGCCTCGACGAACGCATCGACGAAATCCGCGGCGAAGTCGAACGCTCCGGGCAGATCAGCAAAAACCTCGCCAAAATCCGCCGCGCCAAAGACGCCCGCGTACAAGTCAAAGAACAACTGACCTACCAGAGAGGCGACCGCCGCAGCTCCTACGTTCAGGACCTCATCAAGATGAGCCTCAACCTAGACGGCGACGGCGAATCCCGGGCCCGGCTGATGCGCCACGCCCAAGACGTAGCCGAGGACGACTCCTTCAAGGAATACCGCGACATCTCCCGCGTCGACGGCCAAGGCGGATACGCGGTCCCACCGGCTTGGCTAATGGACCAGTACATCGAGCTGGCCCGCCCCGGTAGGGCTTTCGCCAACCTCGTGCAACGCCAAGCACTACCCGGCGGCACGGACAGCATCAACATTCCAAAGCTGTTGACTGGTACCGCAACTGGGGTCCAGACGGCCGACAACGTGGCCGTGGTGGACATCGACCTGACGGATACATTTATCAACGCTCCGGTGCGGACA